GGCATAAATACACTAATCTTACAATATTGATTATTATCTTTAGATAATTCTAAAGGTACCATACCGGAACTCATCAACCCACTTTTATTTGATGTTGCATTCCCAATCAGTTCTCCCAGGACTTTCGCGGCAGCCGTTGAAGACGTCAAAGTAGGATTCTTGGAACCATCCAAAGTACGGAGCCAAGAGAAGGTATCGGATTGGGGCAACTGGTCCTCAAACTCATCTGTTCCGGCTGCCGCAGCGGCAGCAAATGTTGATATTTCTGATGCAGCGGAAACAATCCGTGCGGAAACTAATTCTGTCATCTCATCGACGGTCACCTGTCGTTCGTTGCCGTTTTTATCCACAGCTTTAAAGCCAACTATATTATTCAAATCCATAATGCAAATTTTAAAATTAAAACAAATACTTCACCCATGCAAAATAATTACTGTTCTCAATATAATTCGGATCATCCTCGTTGGAATATGCCTCCCTCTCAAACGATACCACCTTATACGCCCTGCCGGCATCCTTCAACCGTACCGCCATGACCAGCCACTCCACACCATACCAGAGATAGAATGCCAGCCCGGCCAGTACCAGCCACCAGGCGGAAAGGTCAAAACACAACAGTAAGATCCAAATAACTGTACCGGTGGCAACTGCCATCTCAACCCATTGACGGGCGTGGGTACACTCATGGTTTCTCACTTTCTGAGTGATTTTCTCTTCCGGTCGCTTGCTTAAAACAAACGGACCGATTGTTATCGTATGGCAAGAACTGAACGCAAGCAGTAACTTTGCTAGAAGGTTGTTACAATATACCTTTTTCATGTTGTTCCTCCTTTTTATCTAAATAATCATTCAAAGAATCAGCCAGCAAACCGGGCAGCATGGAGGTGGAGCGTCTTATGATATCCACCTCCTCTTCGTCAATTTCTACACCTTCAGCAGTAGATTTGAATATCTTCTCGGCAAGGAGATGCGCCTTCAAACCCGCTACGTTCTTGTATATCCAGTCACCGTAGGCCTCAGTGATGTTGTTGGCTATCAGTTTTTCTTTCTTAATTCCGTCGTAAATAGGAAATTGTGCAAAATTTATTCTCATACTTTAATATTTTAAATGTTATAAATCCACCCAGGTACTTCCTCCATTCGTTGACTTGCGAATTCCGTTTCGCCCAACGGAAAAAATATAATTCCCACATCTTACATACAGAGTATCATCCGCTGTTGAAACATCCCCGGTTGATGATACAGTTATACTTCCACTTCTAATTACTGTATCCAAAATGCCTTGATATAAATGTCCGTCTATTGACTGAAACCGTTCATATTTCATTTCAAATTTGTCGTATTGCAGCAACAAATTATCAACATTCACAGCCGACATATTAGTGCTGCCGATAAAATTATTACCGATATTGAATCCACCAATTGTCCCCTTTGTCGCTATGATAGTTCCGGTGATATTCGCTTTCTGACAAAGAATCTCTCCGGTCTTTGTGTCCATCTTCAGATTAGGCTGGCCGTTAGTGCTGTCCTGTGACTGCATGATACCGTAAGGTGCCCCGTCCGATGTGTATCCGTTCAACTTGAACATAAAACCGGCTATGTTCGCCTTATCAGCAAGGAATATGTCGGTTACCAGACTTTTGTATTTCTGCATGGCTTCCCAGTTGGGATCTCCGTTAGCGGATGTAGGAGCCGCTGATACAGAACTTCCATAGTTGCGCACAAGAAAATTGTAATAAACTTCACCTATTTTGTGAATGATCTTGTCACGCTGTTTTGCATTCCATACGTATGTCTGTCCGGACGCCCATACTCCTCTGTCATAAGGGAACGCACCCGTAGCTCCTGTTGCTCCTATGGCACCATCATTTGCAACACCCACACCCTTTTCGGCCACATAATTGTCATTCCAAGCAGCAGCATCGGAAGCTGATTTATAAGCCCGGACGGCAAACTGGGTGTATCCGGCTGTCGCAGGTACGGATATCTGGCTGTTCAGTGTCGCACCTACATGAGCCAGCCAGCTTCCGTTGTATTTGCGTGCAGCCAGATAAAGCGTGCTGCACGTGCTTACATTGCCTGCCACATTCTGTTTGCAAGTGACAAGGAATCCAGACGGGGATGGCGTGCCTGTTGAAGTGAAGTTGATCACGCTGACAGGACTGTCCAGCCAGTAGGATGCCGACGGTCCGACGGGAGCAACCATATCCTGCCAGTCCGCATGTACCGTCCGGTTCGCAGATCTGCCGGCGAGGATGTATCCGCCGTCTCTTTTCCTGCGGAGTCTGCCGTTTCTGAACTTGGCGATTTTAATCGGAGGGTTGGAGGTTTCAACCTTGCTTAAGTAAGATCCTCCGGCAAACGATACTGTACTGTTCTTGGCATACGGAGTATTGGCGGATTCCCAATGACCGGCTGCTGTGATGCTCTCACCATCCTTTCCGTCACTGCCGTCCACAACCATCGGAACAGTCTCGACATCAACCGCCTGACCGTTCACGTAGAACACGAATTTCAAGCTACTGGTAAAATTACCGGAAGCCACCCCGACACCATCACCGATGGGAACCTCGGCCGCACCGTCACGACTGTACTTCAACTCCCCGTCCGTTGTGGCCGTAGTGACCGCACCGACTGTCTTCATACGCCGGCAGGATACCGAAGCTACACTGTAACCGCCGTTCTTGTTCTTGCTGACCATCGTGGCCGAAGTGACAAGGCTATAAATTACCGCATCGGAACCGTCCGCCCCGCCACGGACACCGGTTATCTTGAAAGTCAGTTCACGGGTATAGAGCTGCCCGTTCTTCATTGCAGCCAGTGTGATGGTGACCGTATTCTGTTCCGGAACCGACTTTCCGGCAGCGACGGATATCGCCACCGCTCCGGTGGCCTTGCTTGTGCTTGCCGTGAAACCGGCAGGCGTGCTGACTGTTAAAGATTCAAGGGTGAGTTTCTCGGTACCGTACCACATGGACACATGGGTAGTCCATGACTGTGCGGAAGTAGTAACGCCGGTACTGGTAAGAGCGACGCTCACCATCTCATTGTCAAGGTCGGCCATGACATTCGACTCCCCGTCCTTACTCCAACGGTGCACAGGGGCCGGAGTGCTCCATTCACTCCATACTCCATCACGCTTCACACGTTTGCACGCCCATTCCACCTGATGGTCGGCATCCACGCCAAGAAAATCATCTGTCCAGCCTTCCGGTATATAATCATCCTGCTGCTTCGAATCCGGCTTGTCAGGGGTAAGGCCGATGATGTTGGTACGGGTGTAGATCCACTCGTAACCTTTGCCGTCCTTACCGTCAGTTCCGTCTTTGACCATGACCATCCACAAACCATTCCGGTATATGTAAGTACAATGGTCAGCCGTATTTCGGTAGCTGTCACCCTCCTTGGGATTGGACGGATGGGATGCGAACTCACCCAAGAAGGTGATACTCTCACCTTTAAGTTCACGACCGTCCAGCAGCATCTCCCAGTCTTCATGCACGGTCCAGTCGGCTGACTTCCCGGCAAGGATATAACCGCCATCCTTTTTCTTTCGATAATTGCCGTTCCTGAACCTTGCAATTTTAATCGGAGGATTGGATGTTTTCACCTTGGAGATAAAAACACAGCCCGCCAAAGTGACCATGGTATTGACCTCGTATGGGGTCTTAGAGGATTCCCAATGACCGCCACCTATTACAGACAGGCCCGGATCACCCTTGTCACCTTTGGCGGCTGATACAAGCCAGTCCGGATTGTTTTCGGATGGCTCGGAAGTAGTGCCCTTGTCATTGACGCACAACCATGTGGAACCGTTATGGGGCACACGGGAATAATACGCATACTTCCTGCCCGGCTCCCAGCTAGGGAAGTCGATAGGAACGCGGACTGTGCTACCGGTAATTTCATCAATTTGAAAAATCAATCCCGTCATGATGATATCCTGCAATACTGCCGAGAACCTGTCGCAGTTGATCCCATTGATGGTCATACCCTTCTTCTTGCCGAACCACGCAGGCATCTGCGCCGGCTCCGGGTCCCAAGTGTTGGCATTGTCAAAGAATGTAATACAGTTGTTTCCGTTGACTGAATCAATAAGTATATAAGTCTGACGTTCTGGGTCCGTAAAGTTACCTGTTTGTGCCAATACCATCTGCTCGGCAGGTTTCCAGTCAGAATGCCCCGGACGGGGAATGACAGTAAACTTCTTGGCTGTATAATCTGCGGCAGTCACCCGGAATTTCATTTCTTCAAAGCCGTTCAGCTTTCCTTCGCTATTTTTAGTCACAAAATAGGTGGTAAGGATGTCATCAACAAACTGGCTCAATCCGTCCGCATCTGTCAGATCGGGAGTGATGGTGTAGGTTCCATCGCCGTTATCCACGTATGACAATACGGTACAACCACCACCGGGGGAGTTTACCATACGTCCTTTGAAATAGGTTGTACGGTTATAAGCTATTTCAGGTACAAACAAACGCTTACGAAATACACCGCTTTCCATTTCAAGATTGCCCTTTTCGTCTATGTATCCACCTAATACGCCGGTAACGAAATCACCGAACTTGGCATATTTCTTAATGACAGTTCCGCCCAATAATGATAAAAGAAAATTTGTAGAATCCTCCTTGTCTTTGCGCAAAAAGTATTTGGTGAGCTTTTCTATATCAGAATTATCCATGTTTTCTAGAATCCCGATAAATATGCGCCCAATTCTTTCAGCTGTATTCTCTCCTTCTGTAGATGCGTTTCTTACTTGAAGAGCCAGTTTCTTTAATATGTCAACAGAATCGCTCATTCTCCTATTACACGAAAAACAGTTCTATTAGATTTTAATTTCCCTTCACCGTTATAAAGTGGCATACCGCATTCTTTTAGGTAAAGCACGCATTCTTTCAGGTAGCGGTCAGCTATACTACATGCATCGCTATACACCATCATCTTTTCCTTGAATACTGTATGACTGCTATATTCACCTTCCTTGTTTACGAAGCCGAAACGGGATACATTTCCATCTCCATTTTTGACAATACAGGCATAGGTATAATAAGCCAAAGCTACGCGAAGTCCAGTGATGATTATCTTCTTTTTACATTTAGTTTCATAAGTACCTCCGTCAAGCAGTAGCTGGTATTTTTCAGGATTTTTTTTCACGTCAAGGAACAGTTCGTCTCCCAACGCTGATTTGATGTAGATATTCTCCGACTCACGGATGTAGGTTTCTATCTTGTCAGGATCGAGATGTACAGACATTCCGCGAGACAAAGCCGATACCTCATCTGTTGTTATTAGATACTGCTGCATTTCGTACATACTTTAATGGTTCCACACTATAATCATTAGAGGGGTTAACTACTTCATACCAATAGCTGAATATACGGCTAAAGGTACGCTCTATTAAGCGTTGTTGCTTGCTTACGATAGAATTGTAATACTCGAAAGCATCTTCCAAAATATCGCCTGAGAATCCGACTTTACCAATACGGATGCAATACCATGGCTCTTGGCCATAAGCTGAATAAATACGTTCAACCACACTTGCGTCAGTAACGGTAAATTCTTTGTCGTAATTTTGTGAGTTCAGATTTATTATTTCAGGTTTTTCCTCATCGCTTTCTAAAGTAACTTCCATAATCTTTCCTGCATTCGTATCACCTTGCAACTGGATGAGTGTATTTGAGAAACTGTCGTCATCGTCTGTATCTTTCACTTCGTTGCCTTCTTCGTCAAAGGTTATGTTCGATCCCTTTTTGGTGAATACCATAGCGCCAGGGAAGAAATTATTTCGTACATTTCTGTACTTGACATTGGACAGCCCTTCATCGGTACTCATTTCTGTAGCCACCCGGTCACCTTTCCCGACAGGATAAGTATTTTTCCCGGCCATTGACACCCATAGGATTTGACCTTTGTAGTATTCAATGCCTCCGGCTGCTTCTATTTGAGCCAGTATAACATCTTTTTGAGGGTTAAAAACATCTATATAGTCGATGTTTTCTTTCTTGACCTGCAGAGCTTTCCCTTTACGTGTCTTCTTTCCGCTCCAGTCTGGATGTACTGCTATTTTTGCCACATAACCGTTTTCATCTTCTTCTGTCAGACGGCAATTTTCAAATGGTACGTGCTGCATCTCCACTATCTCACAGAAAACATTGTAGTTAACATGGATTGCTATTCCATTGAGTTCGGACATGTCTTTACATAGTAACATGTGCACATCATCCAATGTGTCACCTTTTCGATTGACTACATATTTGGAAAAAGCAACCTCACGGAATCCGTTTCCTTCAATGAAGTCAGCGAAACGGTCTGAGCATTCAGATGCAGTAGAGCTTGCAGCAATGATATTCTTTAATGTCTGCGGATATAGGTTGTCCTGTCCGTAGGCTTGAATTCCTAGATTTTGTAAATAGCTTGTATCAATGCGGTTACTGCTTTTCTTTTTTAGATCTCTTACTCTCATATTCGCGAGGTTTACGTTCGTCCTTTATTTCTTTTATTCAACTTTATCTTCGCCTTCTCCATTCATTGCGTTCACAATTTCAATGGCCTTGCTTAGATGCAGATTCAGAACTTTTTTACTGATTTTCTTGCCGTTGATTTGGAAATCTTTCAACGTGTCAGCCACGGATTCTTCAGAAACTCCGTCTTGTAATGATTCTACCATTGAATCAAGCAGGCTTTGATTGTATCCACATTTGTTAACACGTTCTTTCCAGTCCGTAGGTACATGGGCGAAATAAATTTCACCTTTCGGATTTTTGGCAAGGTACTTTTCAGCAACTTCATCAGTGAGGTTGTCATTAGTGTACATTTTATTGCTTCCGAACTCCGGTTGAAGCAGGACACCATTCTTTAATATATAATTACATTTTTCTTTCATACGGTTATTCTTTTTGATGTAAACAGTCATTTCGATTACAGCATCGCGATAGCAGTCGTTACACGATGTCTTGGTGAATTCTTTTCCTAATACTTCCTTGTACAATCTTTCTATCTCCGATTTATCAGAAGAGGAGTAGGAGGGAAGTTCTCCTAGCTCCTTTAATTTATCAACCACTTCTTCTAACTCCATAATCATTCAGTTGGTTTTGTCAGTGTTTCAACAAGCGTTTTTGTCGCATCGTAAGATGTTTTGTACAAGAATAATGCTGATTTGGGAACCTTGGTTTCTTGCAAAGAGATATTCCATCCCCCTTCCGTTTCTTCGGAATACTTGTCATTGCCGATCTCTGCGGCTTTCAAACCTTGGTAGTAACCGTAAACCTGGAAAGCTGAATCTCCCGGATTTTCGGTTTTATTTAACCCTTTGGCTTTATTTTCCAATACAACGACAAAATCACCGTTAGCAAGCCCGTCAATAATGTCATTGCATACATCGGGGTCATTTGCTAATACAACCATGTTCACTATGTTAGTAAACGTGTTACGATAGGTTCCTGTTGCCAAGGTTGTATTGGTACCAGTAAAGGGGGTTGCACCGAATACCTGTACCTTGTAACCTTTTTTACCTGTTTTCAGTGCAAGAGTTTCGATCACATTCTTACGGGTTGCGTTGAATGTAACCGCACCGAAATCCACGTCTGCGCGATTCATTATCACACCTTCCTGTTCCAGCCCGGGAACGATAGGATCATCGCACGATGGTGCGATGTCCTTTTTGATTGTTATATCACATATTGCCATATTTGCTCTTTTTCGTTAGTATGCTACCTGTACCAACTCATCTTCGCCAATCATGGAGCCTAATTTTCCTGTTGAATAAATGTAGTTCTTGCGGGCTTTCTTATCAAACCAGATATCCAAGTCCGACATCGGTTCGGTGCCCTCACATCCATACATCAAGTTCTCAGGAGAACATAAAACAGCACGATGCGGTAAGTTAAGTTTGGTTTTGTTGTTCTGATAGGCTTGAATAAATCTATCCCAAATGGAACATTTAACGATGGTTGTTCCATCGTATTTGCTGACCTCTACACCGTCAAATACAACTTCCCAGGGCATGATTACCTTGTACTTTTCTTTCATATCGTGAGTCAGAGCATCGCACATTGACTTGGTGGCGAAAATTGCGCATCCGTCTTTTTGGAAAATCCGGCTGTCGGCATCTTGCAACATCGCATCGAATATTGATGTGGCAATGCCTGTTTCTTTCATCTTTGATTTTTGTAATGCATATGATTCTCCTGCGTTGGCTGCAATTTCAGTGTGCTGTTCGGCATTGTTGGTACAGATGGCAAACAGACGTTTGAAAAAACCGTCACATGTTTTAAATAGTTCGATGTTTACTCCGTCAGTGATTTGACCACCTCCAGTGACAGACGCTGCTGATTTATCTCCAAACCATGTAAAACGCCACATCATTTTCATCATAGCTTCAGACAGCTTCGGCAGTACAATACCGTCCATATATTCGGTCGATGTCAGGTCTCCTATATTTGTTCCCGTTTTAAGGCAGTACTTGGCAATGGTGTTTTCCAAGTCTGTATAGCACATTTCCAAAGGAATTTGCCAATCCCCGATTTCCCATTCCTTTTGGGCGGCAGCGATAGCCACTTTTTTATATTCAGGGTCGCATCCGGAGCCGGCTACTCCGATATCTTCCATTTCACCGATAAAACCTGCTTTTTTACCGTTAGTCACATTGGGCATAAACGTCATAAAACGCTCCATGTCCTCGTTTTGAAAGACTGTTAACTGAATAAGGTCTTTCAAGTCTTTTACAGCCTGATTATCAGGTGTAAGTTTGTCAAAATCTAAAATAGGCATTTCCCCTCCTTTTATTACTTGTTGTTTCTTTTTTCTCTTTCTTCACGAAGTTTTCTCTGAATAGGCGTTTCATTTTCTTCTACTCCTTTTATACCCTTGTTGAACGTTTGGGTACGAGCTGACACTTTATAAGTACTACAATGTTTTGCCAGCCAGTTTTCGCCCCCGGCCATACGGACTGCGTTCAGAATCTTGTTGTCCTCAATGGTACGGGCATTCGTCTTTAGAGAAGCATTCTCAGTTTCCAACTCTTCTATACGGGCTTTTAAAGCTTTCACTTCATCCTCTTCCAATTCATCAGGATCTTTAATTTCTGTAATAACGCCATCTGTCACAATGATAGTCTTTCCGTCAGGCATGACATGTTCGCCATCGGGACTTGCTGTATCTCCTACTTGGGGTTCACCTTCATCTCTTTCCACGGTAAGCGTGTTACCTTCGGCATTTGTCAATTCCATAGATACGACCTGTACGTCTTCAATTTTTTGATAGCCGCATTTGGCCAGCAGCCTGTCTATGATAGTCTGCTTCACTGTTACTTCTTTTTCTTTGTTCATTTTTTTGTTATTAAATGTGTAAGTTCTCCCTTTGGCAGTTGTAGGCATAAGAACGGTCGTGATAAAACCTAATTGTTTGGCTGTTTCACCACCAAACCAACCGGCTTTATTCATTTGGGCTTCGATAACTGAGGCTTCCGATCCTGTGCGTTCTACATACAAAGCTAGCATCTTGTTTTTTTCACTCTCCAAGTTTGATTTTATTGATTCTAGGGTTTCAAGATCAAGGTCTCCATCGTATGAAGCCATATAAGGCTTGTGAATAAGAAACTTTGCATGTGGATAAGCAAAACGTCTTTCTTTTGCAGCGGCCAATAATATCACGGTTGCCATGGATGCACATCGTCCTACTGCAGTACAGCTGATTTGCTTTCCTGAAGCACGTAAGGCGTCATAAATGGCATACCCTTCAACGGCATCACCACCGCATGAATGTATCTCAATATCAATAACGTGGTCATTCGGATCTATCCAAGATAGGAAATTTTGAATATCGGGAAAAGACAATCCCTCTTCACCAGTTAGATACCAATTTTCCATTTTGTCTTTATCCGCAACAATATCTTTGTTGATGTATAATTTCGCCATATATAATCTATTTTGAAGCAAAGGTAAAAAACGGTATATGGCTATAAGAATTTCAGAACATAATAGCACTGACACGCTTTGTCAGTAAAAAAATAGGGGGAAGATTATTCTTCCCCTTATTGAATTGAAACGTCAACGGACAACCTGTCAATGACTCTATAGATGGTCCTTTCTGAAATGCTGTATTCATCTGCCAGGTACTGCATGATATATGCCTTTTTATGACCTTCAGCCGTAAGACGGGTGTAGTCTTTATACATTTCTAGGTATTTAATATCTGATGCATCTAATGACATTTCAGACATTATCCTAAGAGTGTTCCTGTTTATATATAATAGTTCGTATGCTTTCATAAACTACCGCTTTCTTCTATGTATTTAATTCTATTCGCAACTGAAGTAAACTCTTCTACAGAAACGACAGGGGCAGGAGCCATCATCATTCCTTTGGCGACTGCTCTGGCCAGCATATCTTCGCCTAAAGTTTGATTATTCGTTGCTGTTACATTAATAGGTACACCTCCACCCATCATATTGAAGGATGATAGGATAGGGGCGAACATGGACGTAGCTTTGGCAGTTATAACGGATTCTCCATTCGACAATTGTGCCGGAATACTGTCGCTCGTTCCTGTCCCCGGTCCTGTAACCAAACCACCTTCTGCAAATTTAGCACTTTTTACTATCTTAACAGCATTTGCAATGTTAGAAAGGATTGTTGCAATACCTGATGCCATTGTAGCTATACCAAGAATACCTTTCCCTGATTCAGCGGATACCATTTTTGCGATCGCCTTACCTGAATTGATGGCGATCTCTGCCAAAGCCAACATTTTGCTTGCCATAGCAAATCCTCTGTCAGACTCCCCAATTTGTTCTGTGAGAGCTACAAGGCCATTTGTCACCTGTTCCATTGCTTCATATTTAGCTTGTTCTATTTCAATCTCCTTATCGCTCAGTTCTTTTTTGGATTCCAGATAAGCATTCTGTGCTTCCAGCTTGCGAAGATTGAATGCTTCTATACTTTCACCTTCCATTTGCTGCAGGCTATCGAGCTCGGCTTTCTTTTGTTCCATTCTTATACGAAGAATTTCCTCTTCGTTATCATATGCTTGTGCGATTTCCGTTTCAAAGCGTATGCGCATGGCTTCCTTTTGCTTGTTGATAATATTCTGCTCATGAGCTGTTGCCAGTTCGTCTATCTTGGTATTGTACTTTGCTTTAATGGCCAGTTTCATTTCTTCGGTCTGTTCTGTGCTGGTAAGTTCTGCCTCTTGTTGTGCTTGTAATTGTTGTATCTTTAACTGGTATTCCTGTTCGCTGCCTTCCTTGACCGATTCCAATTGCAGGGATATCATTTTTAAACGGTTCTCCAGTTCTTTTTTCAGCTCCTCATCGGACAGCTTGCTAAGCTCCATAGATTTTTGTTGTTCCAAAGCCTTTATTTTGGCGTTGATGGCTTCACGAGCCTTGGCGGTAAGGTTCTCTTCTTGCTTTAAACTGATTTGCAAATCCTCAATCTGCCGGGAATAGTTCAATTCAATCTCTTTCCGTGCTTGTTCTCTCTTGTCTTTCACCAAGGCAAGCATAGCATCTTCTGCTGCCCTTACTGCTTCCAGTTCTGTTTGCTTTGCTTCCTTTGCTTTGTCTGCACCTTCCTGGCGGATAGAGTTTAGGGTGTTTTGCTGCTCTGTCTGACGGGTGTAACTGCTTTCTTCCAATTCACTTAATCTGTTTACTTCTTCGCTTAATTTCCTAAGGTCATCAATAGTGCTTTCCGATATACCGATTTTTCCAATAGCTTCATCTGCTGTAATTGCTCCTTTTTGCATGTCCTCAATGGTCTTAAGGGCTTCCTTTGTTACTTTAGTATATCCGAGCATATTGGCAATTCTTGCTTTCGCTAAGTCTGTTTGGATTTTTAAGTCCTCTTTTTCCATTGCTGCAGCTTTTTCCGCAGCTTTGATACGTTCCTGTGTGGATAGGGTTTGGTCATCTGCAGCTTTTTTCAGCTTCTCAATTTCAGCTCGGTTAGAGGCACGTGACATGGACAGCATGACTTCCCTCTTGTCTATCTCATTCAAGACTTCTGCCAGCTTCCACGCCTGTTTGGTTTCATTGACTATTTCATCACCGATACCAGCGAATATGGATTTGGCATCATTCCCCGCCTGTTTGAAGTTCCCGGTAAACAGATTCACTAAAGCACTTCCCAACTTGCCTGCCCGGTCTATTAAGACATTTACAGTGGCACCCAGAGCCCCCATTATTTTATTGGCTGCTTCCACGCCCTTCTGTGTTTTGGTGAACCATGATACCAAAGATCCTAAAGCTACAATTAATACTCCAATACCAGTTCCAAGTAGAGCAACTTTCAACAGTTTCAAAACTTTAATCCAGCCGGTTGTGGTGGTCGAAACAGTAAGCATTTCTGTTTTTACTCCAGACAAATAATTTCTTACTCCACCCAAGGAGGTCACCATTACATTTATCTGCTGCACGAACGGGATATTGGCATTGGCGGCTTCCATTATAGCTTCCTTGTAATTGCCAACATTTCGGTAATACCGCTGTGTCTCTTCTTCAGCGCCCTTTAGAGCATCAGTAACCTCATTAATCTTGTTTTTCAATTCTGTGCCGCTAGCACCTTTACGTTCCGCTTCGGATAAAGCATCGTATTCAGCCGTTAGGTTTGACAGTTTGGCACGGAGAGAAACAAGGCTGTTTTCTTGTGCCTTCTCCTGCTTGAGCTGATTTTGCATTGTTTTCGTTATAATACGTATCGAATCATTCCAGTCTGCTATATGAATTTTAGAGTCTGCCATTTTCTCGTTATATTGTTTCCTTTCTATGTCTCCAGCCTTTAACTGTTCCTTCAGTTTCGCCTCTGCTTCTTTGGCTTTGTCGATTTTTGTCTGATACTCGGCTATAGCTTTGATAGCCTCATTATAATTCACTTTGATATCAAGTATCTTTTCTACTTTGTCTGCCATAATTTTAGATGTCTAATTGTAATAATTCAACATTTGCTATTCCTGTATTTTCTGCTGTAACGGATAGAATTGCATAATATTTCCCATATTGGGCCAGATATGCTGGAGTGGTCATATCTAAGTCTCTCAAGTCTTTTTCTGTTATTTCTATTTTTTCTTTAATGATTTTGGGGGTATACACTGCATTTTGAAAGCTTGTGTAGAATCTTTTTATGATATCTGTGAACGACAATTGTGTGAAGGTTCCATTTGATAGACCTCCATTGTTTTCCTCGAGAAGTATTCTTGGTTGAACTTTTTGCAGTTCAGCCTTTCCCTCTCCGTCATATTTGTACAATCGTATGAATGCTGTAATTCCTCTCATGTCGCATCCTGCAAATTTCAACTCTGCCATTTCTCTAGACTTCTCTAATGAGCTGATCAAGCAAGTAATTTCTCCACTGTAGTTGCCTTTTACCGTATCATCGTCTTTGTATTTAAGTATATTTCTTTGTGCAAAGCCATCGATAGTGAATTTCATTTCTTTAGGCTTGTTGGCCATATACGATGCTATTACCCGTCTAGTCCAATTGTACGCTTGTTCTTTTTTCTTTATGATATCATCGACAGACATAAATCTTATAATGTTCGTGCCTTCAATAGGATATGCAAATACGCCTAGCATGGTAGATATTGCTTTAATAAAATCAAGCTGTGTCATATCTGGCAAATTTGGTATAATGGGGTAATGACCATTCCCGTTAAGAATACTTTCGTCTGGTTGCTTGGGCGATACAAGGCTGTTTTCCATTCTTAGATTTATGATTCCATCTACACCGTTTGATACGTCTGCAATAAATCCGATATTTGTGAATCCAAACCGGATATCTGTACCTTTGTTTACTGAGTCAGACTCTACACCTTCGAACTCAAACGTAATATTGTAAGAGTTTCCTCCATTGCTTATTATATCCGTATATCCTATGTTGAATATTTCATTGTTCTCTCCGTTCTCAATATAATAAGCTATCATGGCTGCATTGCTGGGATAGAAAGAAGTTAAAGTATGTATTGATACTTTGCCTGAAGCATTGAGCTTTATGGAGTTTCCTTTTGTCTTTATTCCACTAATGAATGTGCCTTCGCTTAGCGAGCTTTTATTTACCGTTCCATAATATGATGAATATTCTTTGTTTTCGAAGTAAAGTTCAATAGGCCCGGTTCCTTGGTTAAGGTAATATTTTGCATTCAACCACAGTTCATTCTTTTGAGAGAATTCCAACCCGTCATTTCTTGTCAGCAATGGGATAAACAGTTTGTTCAAGACTGCTTGCTGTTCACTTGGAAAAATGAATATCACATCATTATCAAGTGATATATGTTCTAAAATCCATGTTGCTTTAACTGCCGGATGATAGGGTAAGTCTTTATCGGCTGAACGTATATTGTAATTTACTTTTGGGAAAAAGAAATCTCCATGACTATCATATTGGCTTACGTTCTTTCCGCTATTCCATTCGATGTAATAATCAGGAAATGGATCATTCCCTTGGCTTTCATAATGCCAACGTTCTTTTAAATCTTGCAGTTTTTTTTCTTCATTGGCAATACTTGAAAATTGTGTTGCGTTTCCCCATATTAATGCGGTTTCAAACACATCAGACGTGCCTATCAAGTATATTTTTGCCCCTTTGATAATTTCTACTCCGTTTCTTATGTATCTAGCGTCAAGGTAAAATGAAGCAACGGAATATTGGCAGGATGGCAGGTCTGCGTGAAGAAATGCAGACTGATTCCTCACTGTGTTTGGAAGTTTAATAGTGTAGCTTGTGTTACTTACAATTTTGCCTATATCGGTGAATATATTATTCTTGTATTTTAATGTGATATTGGTGCTGTCGTCCATATCTACTAATTTGTTGTTGGCACCGACATATAATAATTCATTTCTCATAAGCTCTGCACGTTAGTTTCAGGTAATATAATGTTCGCTTCAAAGTCTTGCAGTGATACCCGCTGTTTGACGAAATTTCCCACAGACACATTTACGGCCATCCATCTGGCGTTACCGTTATCATCATAGCCCATGAACATATCAACAACAGGAGATGTGGCCATTTGGTAAAGGAAGTCATAAGTTATGCTGTCTATTAATGGAGCGCATACGGGAAGTGTCGTTTCTTCCATTTTCCTTTGCTTTCGTCCGCTACCTCCATGGTATCCGTTCTTGTAACTGTAATCCTGCATATTGTTTCTGATGAACTCTCCGTCATTGGATACCTGCGAAGTCTCGTCTCCTTGCATGAATAGCCAGTAACACCACATTCCATGGCGGTTGATCCATCTCAAGTATATTCCACAGTCTGAATTGTCAACCTTACAAGTGATCTTTGTGGCCATATTGAGCAGCCCTCGGAAGGTGAAATCAAAGGTGTGGTCAAAAACAGATGCTGCCGTATTACTTCCAGGTAGATAAAATTCCACCCTGTCTGAAGCATCTATTCCAGCAAGAATGATATTCCATGCATTTTGTCCTGATAATGCGATAGGGGAGCTTTCGGAACCATCTATAGTTACTTTTACATTCCCTGATGTTGCAGAGTATAAGCCTACAGAGAATGGGTAGTTTTTGAACCATGTCAGCACTCGGCTTCCATTATACTGCTCTCCAACCTTACTGGCTCCCCACAATATGAATACGTTGAACTGGAAGCTGTTTTCAAGTGTTCCTGATTCGTTATACATATCAAGCTCTATGCTAAACAGACGTCCTAACTTACTATCTTCGGCGTGAGTTGACTTGTAATCGACTTCTCTGTATTCGTCAAAATAGCTCTGCGTATAGAATGATAGGTCAAAGAAGCAGGAACCACCGAACGTCGCTCTGTTCTCTCTGTCTGATGTGGCTGTGGTGGTGTCCGTTACCGTTGCAGTAACAGATTGATAGTTTCCGCCAAGGATATTTATTATCACAGGATTAAAGCAGAATCCTATTTGGTCAGGATATTCAATTGTTGTATTATCTATCGTATGTGTTCTCATTGTCGAAATTCAGATTTATATGTTCAACTTCTGTTTCATATATAGCCGATACCCTGCTAGCTATATTGTCCACGGTATTTTCTAGATCACGGGAATAGATTTCCTCATGTTTTCTGTTTCGGTATAGTTCCGTTCCTTCCTTGGCTATCTTTCTAGCGACAAGGTAGGCGAAGGAATCGGGCTTCTTTACTTGTATACCCTTATCTTCCACCCATTGGCGGATAATCTTGTAAAATCCTTTCGGAACGTTCCCTGGTCCACGTCCGGTTTCTAGTACAGCGAATGCCTGCCTGCCCCACAAAACGCCTCCGTCCTCCGACATTTCTACTTTCAGACTGCCCTTTGTCCTTCCACTGGCTACTTGTCCGGCTGCTTCATGGTTGGCTATAATTCGCTTGCGTAACGCTTCCAGCTCTTCACCTATTATTCTTAGGGTTCCGGCTTTAGTTTCTGCTGCCATATACAATCTCTTTCACGCTCTTGTTGCAAATAACAGTACCCATTATCTCTTCTAACTTAAGTTGGATAACTATTCCGGTTACATTAACATCCAGCTTGTCATAGAAAACAGAATAAGGGATATCTCCTGATATTTCTTTGAACATCCCACTCCTGTTCAATAGCAATATGAATTCTTTGGCTTTATTCTTGCATCCTTCTATCACTGCATCATTTTCTGTGCCATCAAAATCGAACTTGGTTTTATCCATGAATGCCATCATACAGTTAGGGCAGTCTCTTAACTGCTGTCTGCCTAGATTAAAAGTTCCGCTTACAGGAAGGAGATTAAGCACTGCCGGCAATTTAATCTTGTCCAGTCTTATATTGGCTGTTTGCCAGTTGTCAAAAAGGTAACTTACACCCTCCATGGAGTCTACTATCTTTTTAATTTTTTGCTCTACCGTCATTTCTTCTTACTTAATATGTTTCTTAATCTACGTTCGAATCTTACTCTTTTGGCGTCCATGTCAAGACATTTATATACTCTGACCCATGGCACGCTGTCTACTTCTGCATGATCAGTGATACCCATGCGCTGCGCATAGTAATCAATCATGCCGAAAGGTCCAAAATTTAGCAATTCGGATCCTGCTTGCTTCTCTTCGGGTGTGGGTGGTACATTAGTCGACGCGAATAGTTTATTTATTCGTTCAACTTCTTTGGCCACCCATTGTACGAATCCCAGTACATCGCTAGCTGGAAGTTGGGATATATAACGTTTACTCAGCCCCATCAGTACAGTACAGGGAACGAACAAGATATCGTGTTCTGTTTCGATGGATTGCAGTTGCATCAGTTCTCCCATATTTATGTCGTTTAGGGTATCTGGTGTCTTATACTGCCCTAGTTGATAAGGTTTTCTCAGTTCATCCAACTTGGTTCTAATGACCTCGGGTTCGGTGGCAATGCTGCTTATTGTCAAAAATTCTTTTACTGTCATATCTTTCCTATTTTTGCTTTTGGTCGTTTGGGTGTTGGTTTGATGCGGAATATCATTGCCATTATCAGCATATCAAGGTAATCTGTGGAATGACCTAATATTTCTTTCATTTTTTCTTTGCTGATTATTCCTTTCTTCCGTGTGTCTGCATCAATATGTGCTTGTTTGAGAACTGACAATTCTTCAATGATCCGTTCTCGCTGTGCTTCCGTGCATACGATACGAAGCAATCGATTGTTAATCATCTCAGCCAGTTTGAAGGCACACTCTGATTTCAAATTGTCAAATTCAGGATTAATAGGTCGTGCTCCTCCATGAAACTCCTTGATACCGTTCAGATAGCTTTCAAGATAGTTCCCCAATCCGTCAGAGTCCGCAATCATCTTACTACGAGGAATAGAGCATTCTATCATCATCCGCTTTAGGTCTGTTTCAATGGATTTTCCAGTACTGTATTCCTGATCCAGTTTGATAAAACACACATTCCCTTTCCAATGACCGGCGATAAATCTGTCTCGTCCCTTCATTGCAAGGTCTGCAGAACCAGTAGATTCACCTGCAGGAGCAATGAACTCATTCGTGAACAAGTCACAGATAGCGTCGTAGTTACACAGGGCAGTCGGGTCATTATCATACTCCCAATTGCCGAAATATAGGCGTTCCTTTGTTACCCGGTCTTTTGTGTTTCGAAGACTTTCGATGTAGTCTTCTGTTGCCCAAGGATTATCCTGCACCAAAGCTTGGATAAATGCATAAGGAGCTTGTAATTTGTCCTCTTTCCAGGGCTTGTAGAATTCACGGTATAGCCAGTTTTTCTTCGGGTTGCAGGTGATAAGTATCTTTCCGGGTACATGGTATACATCGTTCATGTGGCGGCCGATACGGGTTTTCAAGACTTCGAAGGCAAGGTAGTGCACTTCACCAGCTTCCTCTATCCATCCTCCTGTATATTCCTTAGACCCCAATCGTTCATACATCGAATCTTTCACCGGATAATACGTCAAGTCAATATAAACGATTTCACTTCCGTTGTCGAAGGCTATCCCTTCATTTGTTGTCTTGTATGCCGTGAAGCTGTGAGAAGATGCTACCTTATTGAAGGTCACGGTAACGGACTCACGGCTATCCTTCAAATTATTTCGGCCAACAAACCAGCGAGTACCGGGAAGATAGTAGGCACATTGCATCAGCCATTCACAGCCTAGCCATGATTTACCACCACCTCCGGCACCACCATACAATAAAAATTTCGTTTTGCTGTCACGAAGAAAATTGTATGCCAATCGCTGTTTTAAGTTAACCTTTTGCTCCATATCACTTCAATTTGTCAGCTTCGGGAGTATAGGGAAGAAAGTCAAATCCGTTGAAGGGTTTGCCTTGTGTTGTATGATCCACTTCCTGTTTGTCGGACAACCCTAGCTTTCGGGCTATAATGTTTGCATTGAAAGCGCCAACACAGGCTCCTTCAAATTGTTGAGTCTCGATGGTTTCTTCCACCCGCGCGATGACGTGCAAAAAATCTTCATCATTTTTTTTCATGCATTCACTTCTGAAGCTACTCCACCAACGTGATGAAGTACCTAGATAGATACATAATCCGGTGAGAGAGTAGGGGCGCTGTGTAGGTGAAACTTCTTGTTGTGTTTGCTGTTCATTAACAGTTTCTGTTCTTTTACCTTTTTTGCGTCTAACAGGCATGGTACGTTGTATAGCCTTTCTTGTTGTCCATGGGTTTTCATCACACCATTGGAAATATTCGCACGCCGCCTCCCATAACGCTTCAGGCGTGGCGAAGAGTTTATCCCTGCCATGCTTGCTGCGTAACATCCAAAACTGATTTCCTTTAGGTGCTGCCATTGTTTATAGTGTTTTAAAGATTGGTATAATTTCTTTGTCCAGATCCCATTTGCGATTATTGGGAAGAGGAAGTGTGAATTCATATTGCAACGCTTTCAGATAATCACTCTTACTTGCGCTCCTTCCGTTGGTTGATGCTACTTGAAATGACGAACCTCTTAACTCTTTTTCTGGGCTTATCTTCATTCCTTTATCGAATATGTTAAAATCCTTTCCGATGTAAGCTGTGTTTAATCTGACGATGTCAGCTGTGGAATGATAATGCTGGAAGTACCATTCACCAAAACGGAAGTTGGCTGTGAAGTTCTTTGCGTCAAGAAATACGGCTTTAGAACGATGGTCGTGTGTTTCCTTGCGTTCAGATGATTTCTGGGCGAACAGCAGCGGAATGCCAGACCAGAATATCATTCCTCCGGGCTTGCATAATGCTGATAACGAAAGTAAGACATTATTTTCATCCTCTTCTGAGTTTACAGAGTTCAACACGCTATCGCACACAACCACATCGTACAGCCCGTAGTCCGACAAGGTCTTGCATATGGAAGCACAGTCTTGCCTGATTTCCTTTTCATCAATGATGTCCGCTCCATCTTTGCGGTGGAAGAATTCAATGGCGTCAATGAGATAGCCTTTTTTCTTCAGTATGGTTGCGTAATCCTTTTGTCCGGCACCGAAATCGAGTATGCGCATATCCTTGGTGATGTATGGTATAACCTGCGTTTCATACAACGTTGAATGGCTACGCTTGCTTGGAACCCCGTTCTTTTGCCGTAGCCGTGCCTTTTGGGCAAAAGACTGTATATAGGTCTTTCGTTCCAGATGGGAATACTCGAACACTCCATATTCCTTAGAGAAGTATTTGAGCGCGATTTCTTCTTTCCCTTCTGGAAGGACATATACAAGTAGGTCCATACCTAATAGTTTTACCGTTTTGGCATATACTGTTGAGATGATCACTTTCCCGGTATGGTCACATACGGCATTTGCAAACTGGCCGTAACGGAGAATCATTTTCGTAAGGTCAACAACACGTGAGTTGTTTCCTCCTTTGGAAAGAATGGAGATATCTTTGTTGGATACAGTATAAAATCCTTCTGTTCCTTTAGGAAGACTTACATTGATTTCTGGTTGGATTTCCGACAACTCACATTCCGCATAGTTGTGAAGTTGGTTGAACCTTACTTCATCGGTGGAGTTTACACCATCAAGAATAAAGGCTGGAACATGGGTATACCCAAGCAGCTTCATTGTCTTTGTACGTTGGTGTCCTGCCATGATACGTTTATCCGATTGACGTATGATGATCGGTTTGATAATGCCTAATTCCTTGATGGATTTTTTTAAATCTTCTTGTGCTTCATTAGTGAGCAGGCGTGGGTTATATTCTGCCGGGTTCAATATTGATATGTCTATGTATTCCATCATAAGCTAAGTAGATTATTAACAAAACCAACCATTACACCGTTCTCATCCAAATATTCAGAAGCCCGTGCTTTCAGTGCTTCCAGTTCGCTTTCACTGACTGGAATCTTATACCCCTCAAATACCAAATATTTGATATGAGCTCCGGCTTCATAGTTTGCGTTCTTGAGTACATTATGACTGTCTTCTATATCTTCTGAAAAATCTGTCGGATCAGGAAAGCTGATGCCTTCCATACCCCAATTAAGCAACTCGTTACAATCCCAGTCAAACAACTTGGTTATGTCCCATTGTCCGTTGTTAACGTTATCACGTATGATTAGCTCACGTTCCCTTTCCTCGGTCAGGTTGGGAATAAGAACGGTCGGTACTTGTTGCATACCTAGCGATATACAGGCATCATACCTTTGGTTTCCGGCTATAATGATCAATTCGCCAGTACGGTCTGACAGGATGATCGGTCGGGCTTCGAAATAATCCGGATTGTTTCGGATTGACTCTTTAAGTTTGTCTAGCTGTTCATCCGAAATAGTTCTTGGATTGTTTTCCAGTTTCTTCAGTTCCTCTAGTTTTCTGTAAATAATTTCCATAATTGCTTTTTTTGCGTTACAGAAACGAAGGTACTTAATAAGGGAGCTAAGGGGAAAAATGAGGAAAACAAAGTACTGACACGGCTTGTCAATACTTTGTTATGTGTGTTATAATTCCTTTGTTGATATCAATGCCGAATTGCTGGTAAGATAAAGAATTACAGGAAAGTATTTCACTGGTAACCTGTAAAGTCTTGCATTCTTCTTTGATGAACGTTAATATGAAAAGTGGGAAAGATAGATAATGCTTTTTGCAGATTTTTGGAACGGAGTAGAAACGTGACTTTACTTGTTTTCGTTTTCATTTCCATTGTAGCTATCCTCTGATAATCACATATCTTCCGGCGGCTATTTCACTTCTATACTCGACAGAATAGCCCTTGTTTATAAATGCTCTTATGACATTATCGTGCGCCAACTCCGAAATTTGGTGTCTGTCCTTAGCGTCACTTCCAGTATTTTTTGCCCAACAATGAGGCCAGTTATTTCCCCATCCTACGCCATAATGAAAGTAAACACATTCACCTTTCTCTTTGATTTCCGAGAGGATGAAAGATACAAGTGCGTCTTCCTCGGATTTTCTTCTATTTGATTTTGGTATTTCTATTGTCAACATACTGATTTATTTTTAGCGTCCAACCATTTATCCCGTCTTTCTCTACACGCCTCTAAGGTAGGCGCACAACAAGCAAAGAGTTCACCACTTTCAGTACGGTAATCGTACTGGTACATTCTCACTCTCTTTCTGCCTAACTTTGTTGTGTAGGTAGTGTAATTCTCTTTACCGGGTTGGCATAACGCTGCAACCTCTTTCGTCGTTAATTGAGTTCATAATCATTTATCAATACTTACTTAGTAATTTGTAAAACATTCGCCTTTTCTCTATGTATTTAAGACCGTTTCGTCTAAGACCTCGCTTTGATTTTGATACAGTCATTTGGCAACCTGCAACGCCAACGTAGATGCAATTTAAATGATGCCTTTTAGCTTGTTTGAAAGCCCACCAAATTGATTCACGGCAATATCTGTAACTATCATTCTGGACACCCTCATAATCTTTACTCATTATGAAGTGGCCTATTTCATTTGCTTCTTCTTCTGAATAGCATATTGTGAATATATTATTCATTGCTTCTTTGTTTTACTTGTTCAACTAAAAATCTTTTAAACTCAGACTTATATTCATTGAATATTATCTTGTATTGCCGCCCTAATTTAGGTAGCTGCTCATAGCCCTTACCGTGCAAGAACTTGGCAACCAACTCTATCTTTTGGCGGTTGTCGAAGCCTCTATCTTTGCATATGTTGGTAATACATACATTCGCCTTGCTTGATGGTTTCTTTCCAAAAGATGGTACATACCCACGCACCTCATGTACATAAGTTCTTGGATAGCCAACCTCTTCACCTAAATATTCACCTGTGATGCAATCAAATTCACCACTAATTAAACTATCTGCTATTTCACCCATAATAATCTATATTTAATGTTTCACATTCAATCTTTCTTCACTCGTATAAGCCACTACAAGCCCAGTTTCATCATGCCGTATCGTGACATACTTCTCGCCTCTCTCTATGGTAGAAAAGTCGTATGGTGTACATAGCTTACCCAATACTTTGCCCAATTGCTTCATCAGTGGGGCTTCGGGGCTGATAACTAAAACTAAATCCGCTTCCATAATCGTGTGTATTGTGGTAGCCCAAAGGCTACCGGATTAGAACTTATGCTATTTCTATGCTTATTATATCCAAAATATTGTCAGTAATCATGCTATTTACGCTTAATTGGGCAGACTGAATATTGTTATCAACCATCCATCTTTTCGCACGATTAACAGCGGTTTTCTTACTACTGCCGTCCGGTATCAATGCACCCAAATCATTATAATCATCATCTAACAGTTCAAAATAATATCGCTTCATAATCTTCTATATTGCGCAGGGCTTTCGCCCTGCTGATTAAACTTATGCTAATTCTATCGCTCTTGCAGGCACACAAATCATAGTCCATGTTTTGCCCTCTTTTAGGTAATCCACAGAGTATTCAACTTCAAAAGTGCAAACATTCATATCAACACCTGAAATAGTACCTTCTACCTTACCATTTTTAGTAGTTACGACTACTGAGTGACCTTTCTTAAATTCTGTTGCTTTCATATCTTATATGTTTTAATTGTTATTACTTCGTTTCTGATGATGCAAAGGTATAGTATATATACGAAATAAGCAAATGTAAATTATGTATATATACTATATTTAATACATTTTATATAGCATAGACACTAAATTTATATTTATTCACATAAAATATAGCTAAAACAAATAATTATCAAACTTTTCTTTCGCATATATACTATATTATATATCTTTGCATCAAAAATCATAATTTATGGCAAATACAGAATTAAGAATTAAAGAGTTGTGTAAAGAGAGAGGCATTACACAAGCTCAATTGGCTGATAAATTGGGAATACAGCCTGTATCTTTTTCGCAAGCTATAGCAAGAAATAAATTCAGCGTTGATAGGCTTGCTGATATAGCTGACGCTTTAGAGGTGGAAATTCCTGACTTATTTAGGAATGATTCAGACACTATCATCTGCCCTCATTGTGGAGGTAAAATCCATTTTGACGGAGAACCACGTATGCCGGAACATAAGAATATACGAGGGAAAGAATACTATAAATAAAGAAAGGAGAATAAAACATATGGGAAAAAGGATTTATGTCAATGGAGGAATCTTAATAACGACTCCATTTTTTGCATATAAGAATGCAGGGGCATCATACGATCTCCCTCCTGAAAATTCTGAAATTATAGAACCCAATACTATAACTGAAACAGGAGAGCCTTACCTTGAAATTAGCAATGAGCATCCCCAATCTATTTTTAATGAATATTACGCAAAAACATTCTTTACAACACAACATACATTTGCTTATTTTTTCCAAAAAGACTTTATCGGATCATATAATGATTTTAAGCAAAGAATTGATGAAATCCAAAGTGTAATTAACATCAAAGGATTGGACGAACAAAAACAAAATATCATCAATAAATTGTCATATATTAATATCATTACATCATTAGATACATTTATTTGTGACATTATTTTAACCAAAATAATCCAAGACGAAGAAAGTTTCAATAATTTTTTCAATTCAATTCCTCCATGCAAGAAAAAAGATGAAATGACTAAATTAAAAGAAGACAATCTTGTTGCCCAATGGGAGCAAAAGGTCATAGAATATGTAATGAGGACATCTTATAGTAACATTGATACTATAAAAGATATACTCAAAGAATTATTTAAAGTTTCTATAATCGACACAAATGGGAAAATGAAAAAACACTTCTATTATAGGAATTTATTAGCACATAGAAATGGTAGAAAAAAAGATGGAGGTTATATCAATATAACTAATGAAGAACTTAAATCCTTAATAACTGATACGCAATCCATCGCAAAACAAATCCAAACAAAAATTAAGCCGGAGCACTAAGCCCCGGCTCATTAATTGATTAGCCCTTTGATTCTTAACCGATTTACGATTTCGGTATAAAGATACTCTATATCCCCGCTGAAATCCCCATAATTCTGATACAGAAACACGACATCTGCATGGTTGTCGGAAATAGTACTAAGTGCTACTCTTGGACCGGAACTTTTATAAAATGACGTACTATCATTTGATTATCTTTAGCTTGTTATACCAGTGTGAAGAGAAAGGGAACCACCCGATTAGGAATGATTCCCCGAAAATGGTTACTTTATATAGTTTGCTCATGGATTTTTCTTTTTAAGTATTTCAACACATTTTTTTATCCCATCATCGAAACCATGCTTATACCCTTTAGCGTATTCTCCAATGTTATATACCGCCATTGCCAACACAAACAGGATGATACCTACAGGCTTATACCAACCGGGAAGTGATATAGAAAACGGCTTAAATGTAATTGTGAGATCTCCAACCCATAATAGGGCGATAATAAATATAATTGTAAATAATATTGTTTTCATAATCATATAAGTTTTAATGCTTCCTGTAATCCAGATTCAAGTGCTTCCTCGTAGGTATTATAACGGATAATAGGCCTGTCAGACAATCCTATCAAGTCATGTCTCGGAATTGTCAGTATATCATACGTCCAATAGTTTTCATACATATAGGATATTTCGATATGCAGGTTCTTGGTTTCACGTAGCCACTTTTGTGCAACGGATTGAGTAGGATGGGAACATACTTTTATTGGTAACTCGCTATTTGTTCTATTAGTACCATATTGTCTACCATCTTCAATATTCATAGCAATCATACATGGTTCATTAAACCCTTTCTCTTTCAGCAGTTTAGCAGTTTCTAATGTTACAAGTTCTTCGGTCATAACTATTTTATTTTAGGTTTTTCATTGTATTCTTTGGCGTTTTTAGCTTTTTCACACGCTTGTCTTTTCATAGCTGTAGGACAATCACAATTCCCACATCTACCATTATACCAACAACAATATTCACACTGGTGCATCGTTCATTTCTGTTCCGTATTACGTTAATTGATTTAAAATTTCTCTTCGAATAATTTCCCTTGCGCTAAATCTGAATAACCCTTTCTTTTGCTCATGAAAATCCGCAATAGGTATTTCGTTTATATAGTAATAGAAAGCTTCGTAACCGTCTGCAAAGTTGCGAGCAAGAAACCCATTAGGGTGAGTGTTCATATATCTTTCAACGGCTATTATCATTCTTTGAGCATAACCGGGAAACATCTTAAACTCTAATTGCATCTGCTTGTAATTGCAGAGAGGACAGCCGACACAACCGTGACGGCTCAAATTATATGGAGCGTCATAATACTTTGAATATGGTAATCCGTATTTTCGAATATAGCTCCAAACATCTTCTTCTGTCCATGTGAGGATAGGAAGAATATGCTTTGCGCCTTTCATCCATTTTCTTGTATCACACTGCTCCGGCTCATAATCTTTTCGATTTCTACTTTCGGCAGCTCTCATTCCTTCAATACTACGTTTGCCGATACCATATCTTTCTTTCAGTCTTTCACAACAGAATCGTCGGAGCCGTGAAGGAAGTCCTTTTTCTTCAACTAACTGAAAGAATGACTTTTCAGGGTGTATTATCCTCACTTGCGGATAGTGTCTCTTTATAAAGCTAATCGTGCCCGGTGGATCTACTGTGGTGTTAGCGTAGATCGCATTATACTTAATGCCTGCACGTTCAGCTAGGTCAAGTATAACTACACTATCCTTACCTCCTGAGAATCCGAGTGATAGCAGATCGTCACGTTCCATACTGCGAAGGAAGTCTATTGCTTGCTGCTCTTTCTTGTTCATTTCTATCTCGATTTGAATTTCTTGTTTATTTCTTTTTCAGCAGCTCTGGCCCCTTTCTTGAAACCCTCTACAAAGCTGTCAAAACAGGCTCTATGGATTTCTAAAGTGCATCTTTGCATAAGTGGGCAAATCGAGCATTTTTGGCTAAGCCCTGCGGACTTCTTGGCTATTTTCGTTACGTTTTTCATTGGATTTTTAAATTAATTATTACGATTTCTTTCCGCTGCGACTTCACTCATACACATCTTGCACCAGGAGGTGAGACATCGGTATTCCTTATCCCCACATCTGACAGTCCTGTTATAAAACCGGTGGAGCGGAAGGGAACGTCCGCAATGCGGACAAACCTTTCTTCCGGCTTCCGTACCGGCAACCGTCTTGGCTTTACGGTGTACAAGCGTACATCCCCTGCATTCATCCAGTCTGCCTTTGTACTTCCGGCATTTGTGCAGGGAGATGCGCCCGCATGGAGCGAATTTCTCGCAGTCGAATCTAGGTTCTGTATGATAGATGTTCATACGGCACTGTCCATCAAATCAAACAATGTGGGTGCGCTAACTTCCATCTCCGCCTCATACAGATATGAAAGACTGTCTTTCCAATAGTCATAATTTAGTTCAGTAGATAATCCCTTACGTTTCAGTCTGATGGCACAATAAGGTACTGTGCCGATACCTCC